GGCGGCGGGGTACGGCAGTGAGTAGCCGCGCCAACACCCTCGCCGAGGTCTACTCGCTGGCGCCCGCCGAGGTGGACCGCTGGCCGGAGCCCGTCAAGAACGTCCTGCACCGCAACGCGGTTCGCAGGGGATGGCTGATGAACGACACCGACAACAGACAGGAATCCGAGATGACCGACAACACGCCCACCGTCGTCCTCCAGGACGAGTACCTCGACGCGGCCCGCGAGCTGGTCGCCATCGCCGCCGAGGAGAAGGCCCTGGCTGAGCGCAAGGCCCGCGCCAAGCAGATCATCGAGAAGGCGCTGGCCGAGGGCGAGCGCGGCATTAGCCCGGACGGCGAGCCGTTGGTCACCGTCCGCACGGGATCTGCCCGGTTCGACCCCGACGCCGCGGCCCGCAACCTGCCGACCGAGCTGCTTCAGTCGATCAGCGTCACCGTGCCGGACGGCAAGCGCGCCAAGGCGATCCTGAGCCCCGCCCTGTACGACCTGTGCGTCACCCGCAACAAGCCCTCCGTGGTGGCCCTGTGACCTGCCTGGGCTGCGGCGAGCCCATCGACTCCCCGACCGGGATAGCCGTGCATCCGACCTGCGACTACAGCCCCGAGATGGTCGCCACTGAGGTCTTCACCCTCATCGAGAAGGCCATCGTCGGCCAGCCGCGCAGCAACCAGCGGCGCATCGGCCCGTCCGAGATCGGTGTCCCGTGCGACCGGCGCATCGGCTACAAGCTCGCCGGCGTCGACCCAGTACAGGACCGGGGAGCCGCGTGGAAGCCCTACGTCGGCACCAGCCTGCACGAGCAGGTCGGCAACGTCATGGCCAGCCACGAGCTGCAGCGGTTCTGCGTCGAGGACGCCGACACCGTCACCCAGCGGTGGCTGGTCGAGGAGCGCGTCAGCGTCGGCGACATCAACGGCGTGGAGATCACCGGGTCATCCGACCTGTTCGACCGTCACACCGGCACCGTGTGGGACTTCAAGTTCGTCACCCGCAACAAGATCCGCGAGACGTACAGGCCCCACGGCCCCGGCGAGCAGTACAGGGTGCAGTGCCACTTGTACGGGCGCGGCTTCGCCCGCGCCGGGTACGACGTGCGGCACGTCGGCGTCATCTTCCTGACCCGCGACGGCGAGTTCACCGACCGCCACGTCTGGCATGAGCCCTACGACGAGCAGGTCGCCATCGACGCCCTAGCGCGGGCCACCTCCATCGCCGTCGCCCTCGAGGCGCTCGGCCCCGACTTCACGCTGTCGACGCTGCCGACCGCGAACGCATATTGCAACTTCTGCCCCTGGCACTCCAGCCGGGCAACTGATCTTGGACGGGCCTGCCCCGGCCATGAGCCGCAGGGTGACCCTGCGGCGCAACCGCTCAGCGCACTGCTGACCAACTGAGAGAAGGAAACCGCATGACTGGAATCGCTGGACTGCTCGCCGGATCGGGGCAGTACCTGAAGTGGGAGAACCCCGGCACGTCCTACGTCGGGACGATCACCGAGGTGGCGCTTCGCCAGGCCCGAAAGTACGAGTCGACCGAGCTGGACTACTGGGACGATGGCACGCCGAAGATGCAGGTCGTCCTGACGCTGGCGACCGACTACCGCGACCCCGGCAACGAGGACGACGACGGCACCCGAATGCTGAGCATCAACCTGTGGAGCGGGCAGAAGAAGGCCCTCATCGCGGCGTGCAAGGCCGCCGGGGTCGCCGAGCCGGAGGTGGGGCAGCAGTTCCGCGCCACCCACAAGGAGGGCATCGGCAACGCGAAGAACCCGCGGGTGTTCGAGTACGTCATCACCCCGGCCCCGTCGGGCGTGGCGTCCGCGCTGGCCGAGCCTGCAGCAGCAGCCCCGGCACCGGCTGCACCCGCTCCCGCTGCCGCCAACCCCGCAGACACCGCCAAGCAGCTCCTCGCCGCAGGCGGCCTGTCGCACGCGGAGATCGCCGCCGCCACCGGGCTGCCCGAGCCCGTCATCGCCGCACTGGCGAACACCCTGTAGCACCCACGGGCGGCGCCGTTACCTGCGACGGCGCCGCCCGTGGCACCCGACTGAGCAGACGAAGGAGCAGCACGCATGGGATGGCGAGAGCGCCAGCAATGCACGACGCCGCACGTCACGCGGCAAGACCTTCACATTGATCGCCACCACATGCTCATCATCAAGTGCCGCAACGGGTCGTTCCAGGTGCACGTCGCCTGCAACGACTGCGGCGAGCGCTCCGGGCCGCTGGGCAAGGACCTGTGGGCGACGGTCGTGATGATGTACCCGCACGATATCCGGCACCAGGACAACAGCGTCCACGCCTCCTACCCCGACTGCGTGGTCGACGGCTGCGACGAGCCCGGCATGGAGCACCACCACTTCGCCCCGGTCAACACATTCGGCTGGCGCGAGGCCAACCGCTGGCCGCTGCTGCCACTGTGCAAGGCCCACCACCGCTTCTGGCACCTGACGATGGACGGCTATCGCTGGCACGCGCGCGGAGTGGATGTCGCATGACCAACGCCGCCCTCGCCGTCCTGTTCGACGCGCTCAAGCCCGACGGCCCCGTGTCCCACAACCACCAGGCCAGCCCCACGGAGACATTCCACGGCAAGGTCGTCGCCCCCGAGGAGCTGCACGACCTGGTCGCTCAGTCGATCCTGTCCAGCCAGTGGATGTCGATTGCCACCCTTGACCCCTCCCTTGTCGGACGTGACGGGCGGGGCAAGAAGGCCGACATCCGGCGACTGATGGCGCTGCCGTGCGACTTCGACGTCAAGGCCGGAGCGTTCGACGACAAGGACGCCATCGACGCCTGCATCGACGACATCGTCGCCAACCTCGGCTTCCAGCCCGTACTGACCGTCGACACGGGGCACGGCGTGCAGCCGTGGTGGCCCCTGGCTGCCGACGACCCGAAGTGGCGCTGCTCGAGCAGCAAGGACCCCCGGTGGAGCGGCATCAACGCGATGCTGCGGCGCTGGAGCCGCTATGTGCGCTGGGAGTGCGAGAAGCATGGAGCCGGCATGGACGGCGTCTTCGACGCATCCAGGGTCATGCGCATCCCTAACACGCTCAACACGAAAGCCGAGCCCGTCGCTGTCACCGTGCGACAGCAGTACGACGACTGGGAGCCGATCACCTACGACCAGCTCAGCGAGGCCCTGGAGTCACTCGGCTTCCCCGAGCTGCCAGAGGACGCCGAGCTCATCGGCGACCAGGTCTTCGACTTCGACGGCTTCATCGCGCCGGAGTCCACCTGTGCCTATGCCAAGGGCATCATCGCCGGGCTCGCCACAGAGGTCCCTGGCGCGACCGGACGCCACCCGTGGCTGACCGGAAAGGCAACCCGACTGTGGGCGCTGTACCGCCACGGCTGCGTCACCGCCAAGGACATCCAGTCGGCCTTCACCGAGCTGCAGCGCCGCTTCCTGGAGATATGCGCCGACCCGAGCATCGGCGGGGGAGCGCGAGCCGAAGGGCCGAACGAGGTGAAGGACGCCATCCGCGACATGCGCGTCAAGGTGGCTTCCTGGTCGCCGGAGAAGGTGGCTGCCGAGTTCACCACCGCCAACGGGACCGTCCACGACCACACGGAGCCGACGATGACCCTGTTCGCCGACAAGCTGGCCGCGTTCACCGAGCAGTCCCAGGAGACCTCCAGCGCGCCCAGCGTGGCGGTCGTCGACGGGGAGCACGCACCGGCCAGCACCCTCGTCCGCAGCGAGGACGGCCACTCCCAGCACCTCATCGCCGAGTACGGCGCCGAGATCCGGTTCTGTCCCGAGCGTGGCCGATGGCTGCATTGGGACGGCGCCGTCTGGCGCTGGCAGGCGCCCGGCGGCGGCATCGTCCGCGAGCTCGCCAAGGCCGTCGCTCGTGGCTACCCATCCGAGGACGGCTGGGCAGCACACAAGAAGCGGTGCCTGTCCAACGCGGGACTGACGGCGTGCCTAGCCCTGACGCAGACCGACTTCCGCGTCGCGGTTTCCATCCACGACCTGGACGCCCGCCCGTGGGAGCTGAACACTCCCGGCGGCATCCTCGACCTGCAGACCGGCACGCTGCGACCGTCCGACCCCCGCAGCCTGCACACGAAGTCGACCGCAGCCACCCCGGACTTCTCTGCAGACCAGACTGCCTGGCTGGCGTTCCTCACCGACACGTTCGGCGATGACCCGGAGATGACCGACTGGCTGCGGCGACTGTTCGGATACACCTGCATCGGGGAGGTGCGCGAGGCCATCCTTCCGCTGTTCTTCGGGCTCGGGGCCAACGGCAAGACGACCCTGCTGGAGACCATCGCCGGGCTGCTCGCCGACTACGCCACCGAGGCGCCCCAGGGCTTCCTCGTGCAGGGTCCGCCACAGCACCCAGCAGAGATCGCCGAGCTGGCCGGTGCACGCATGGTCATCGCCTCGGAGACCAACGAGGACCAGAAGTTCGACGAGGCCAAGGTCAAGCAGTTGACCGGCGGTGACCGGCTCAAGGCGCGGTTCATGCGGCAAGACTGGTTCGGCTTCGCCCCTAGCCACACGATGTTCCTGATGACGAACCATCGACCCGAGGTCCGATCCGGCGGCCACGGCTTCTGGCGGCGCGTCCGCGAGGTCCCCTTCAACCGCGAGGTCCCCCCACATAAGAAGGTGGAGAAGTACCAGGACGTGCTCATCCGCGACCACGGCCCGGCCATCATGGCGTGGCTGGCCCAAGGCGCAGCCGAGTACGCCCGGCACGGACTGAAGGACCCCGAGAAGGTCCGCGTGGCGACCAGCGAGTACCAGGCCAGCACCGACACTGTCAGTCGTTTCGTCGAGGACATGTGCATCATCGGAGGCGGCGACCTGGTCAAGGTCAACAGCGCCAAGATCCGCTCGGCGTACGAGACGTGGTGCGCCCAGGAGGGTGAGACCCCGGTCTCGGCGAAGGCCATGACGATGCAGATGGCGGCCAAGTTCGGCATCGGAAGGGCGCGCGACAAGCGTCACCGCTTCCTGACCAACGTGTCACTGATCGGCGGCGATGACGATGAGTAGGGGCCGGCGGGTGACACATACGTGTCACCACGTGTCACCTCCAATCGGTGACACGTTTCGGGCGTTTCGTGAGGCGGGTGACACGTGTGACACGTTTTCCAGACATCAGGAAAGTGACCGGGTGACAGGTGACACGTTGTCTGTGGTTCGTCCCATACGCGCGCGCATAGAGGTTAATGCCGGAAACGGGTCACACGTGTCACCTGTCACCCGTTGGAAGGCCACCCCGTGACCCGCGACTGGCTGCGGGCCATGCTCGTGGCGACCGGGGCCATGTCCGAGACCGGGCTGACGTTCAAGGCCGGGCTGCGCACCCACCGACCCTGCCGAGGACTCACCGTGGCCGGGATCGACGACAACGGACTGGACGCCTGGTGTGAGCCGGGACCTCTGAGCCGCACCGGCGAGGCCGAGGCCCTGCTGGCCGGACGAGCCACCTGGGACCTGTATGCCGGCAACGCCCTGACCTGGCGTACGGCCAGCGCCGTCCGCCACCGGCCAGCAGGCGACGACCACCGCCCCGTCCTCGCCGCTCACCGCTGCGGCGACCCGCTGCCCGCGGCCTGGCTTGCCCCGCCCAGCCCCCGACCCGCCACCGCCCCGACCACCGAAGGGATGCCGTTCTGATGACCGAGTTCACCTGCGTCATGGACGACCACGACAAGCCTCGCCGGGCTCTCGACGGCCTCGACATCTGTGCGTGGCACTACGGGCGCTGTGAGCGCGCTGTGGCCGAGATCCCGGCGCTGTACGAATCCCTAGGCCGCCGCCTCGTTCCGGGCTCCAGCGGGCTCACAGGGATGCCTAGGGCCGGTCGTGACCCCGGACTCAACCTCAACCCGCGGATCGTCACCCTGCGCGCCGACACCCGCAACACCCTGTCCACCTGGGCGCGCATCGCCGTCGAGGAGCGGCGCATGACGACGCCCGCCGACACCATCCCCGCGATGGCGGCATTCATCGCCGCTCAGATCGACTGGTACGCCCATCACGAGGGAACCAGGCAGTTCGTCAACGACATGATCGGCACCCACGGCGACGCCAGGCGCCTGAACGACCCGAGTCATGTCCGCACCTTCGAGGTGGCCCCGTGCCCCGAAGACGGCTGCGAAGGCGTCCTGGTGGCCCGCCTGCGCTCCACGGACGCACTCCTGCCGCACGACGTCACCTGCGACTCGTCCCCGCTCGACGACGAAGGGGCGCCCGTGCACTACTGGCCCGCCGACAAGTGGATGACCCTCGGGCGCCGCATCGTCCGCCGGGAGACCGCATGACACCGCACTACGTCGCCATCGACGAGCTGATGATCGCACTCGACTGCAGCCGGGCCTACGTGTACAAGCTGGCCCACATGCACCGCTGGCGCCGCATCCGCGTGGGCCGAAGCGTCAGGTATCACTGGCACGATGTCGAGGAGAGCCGATGGCGCGAAAGCAGCGTGTAGCCATTGACAATCCGGGCGCTGGGGTAAAGAATGACGCTTAGGTTGGTGCCGTATGCCCAACCGATAGCCCCGACCACCACCCCCGGTCGGGGCTTATTCGTGCAGGGAGGCCAGGTGGACGACGACCTGGAGTCCGTCGAGGAAGCCCTGCGTCACGCCGCGGCCGTCCCCGAGGCCGAGCGCGGCGTCGCCTGGCAGCGGTACGTCGACGGCCTGCTCGACAAGCGCGTGCGCCTGGCGCGCACCGCGGAGCAGGGGCGCGAGACGCGGGTCGTGTTCAGTGGCGAGAGCCGGTAAGCACGAGCCCGGCTGGTGGGGCGGTGGCCGAGCACAGAAGGCCGCCGAGTGGTGCAAGCAGCATCACGGCTGGACGTGCTGGCTATGTGGTCAGCCGATAGCCGAAGGCGACTACAGCGTCGACCACGTCATCGAGCGCCACGTCCGGCCCGATCTCACGTGGGAGCCGAGCAACTGGCGGCCAGCCCATCGAACCAAGAAGCCCGACTGGGGCTGCCCCGGCAACGCCGGACGGTCGGCGCAGCGCCAGGCCGACGCGCCTGTCACTCAAGCATGGACGGCCGACGGCTGGTGATACCCCCGGGGGCACCTGTGGTCTGACTGAGGCGAGAGCCGACGTTGACCCCGGTCTCATTTGGCTAGCACTCGCAGTGGTGCTCCGTAACGTTACGAAGCAGGGAGGGACGCTATGAGCGTCACGTGTGCCTCCTGCGGCAACGAGTTCCAGGCGCAGCGCTCGACGTCCAAGTTCTGCTCGGGGAAGTGCCGCAAGCGCGCAGCTGATCTACGGAAGCGTACCGGCCAGGTCGTCCAGTTCGCCCCGAAGTCGCAGCGGCCGGCGCCGGTTGACAGCGATAGGGCACTCGTCGCCTCGCTGCGCGAGTCGTTCAAGGAAGCCGACCTCGCATCTCCGGCGGGGCAGATCGCGCTTCGCCTGTGCGCCGACGTCGACGCCCTCGCGCCCGGCACCCCTGGCTACGGCCCCATCGTCGCCCAGATGCGGGCCGCGGTTGATGACCTGCGGACCTACGCCAAGCCGAAGGCGGCGACGCCTCTGACCCTGCTACGGGAGCGCCGTGCTGCCGACCGAGCTGCTAGCACAGGCTGACTGTCCGCCGACGCACTTCTACGTCCCCGAGGGCGCCCGGTTCACCCTCGCCGACGAGGTCGCGGACCTCATGGAGGCCATCGGCTACCAGGTCGGCCCGGAGGAGCGGCTGGCCTGCCACGCGCTGTACGCGCAGCGCCCCGACGGCAACTACGTCGGCCTCGACGCCGGCATCGTCGGCCCGCGACAGAACCTCAAGACCGCGACCGGGCTGGCCGGGGCGCTGCACGACACGTTCGTTCAGGGCATCGACGCCGGCTGGACGAGCCACGAGTTCAAGACCTCCACCGCGGCCTTCCGCGACGTGCAGGGCATCGTCGAGGCGAACACCTGGCTGTCGTCCGAGGTGCTCAAGATCCGCACCGGCTCCGTCGATCCTGGCTTCGAGCTGCGCAACGGCGCCCGCCTGGACATCATCGCCCGAACGAACAAGTCCGGGCGCGGCATGGCCCGCCCGCGGCTGTACCTCGACGAAGCGCTGTACCTGACCGGCGCCATGATGGGCGCCATCGTGCCGACGATGTCGGCGATGCCGAACGCGCACATGGTGATCGCATCGTCGCCGGGCCTGTTCGAGTCGGCCATCCTGCGCGGCTACCGCCTGCGCGGCCGTTCCGGCACCGACCCGCATATCGGCTGGATCGAGTGGAGCCAGGAACAGGGCGACTGTGCCAGCCTGGACTGCGACCACCAGCCTGAGACCGAGGGCTGCTGGCTGAACGACATGGCCGCGGTCCTGCGCGTGAACCCTGCGGCGCCGCGTCGGATCTCGATGGACTACCTGACGCAGGAGCGCCGCACCTTGGCGGCAGCGCCGGAGGAGTACTTGCGCGAGCGCATGGGCGTCTGGTCCGACCCGCCGGACGAAGGCGCCGGCCAGGTCTTCCCGGTCGAGGCGTGGGCCGCGTGCAAGGACGTCGCCTCGGAGATCCTGACCGACGCGCCGGTCGTGCTCGGCGTCGACGTCTCCTGGGACCGCGCTGCTGCGCACGTTGCCGCCTGCGGGCTGAACGATTACGGCGTGCGTCACGCGCAGCTGGTGCACACGTGTGATCCGGCGCAGGTCGTCGACTGGCTGCGGGCCACCATCGCCGCCCGCACGGTGACTGCGATAGCCGTGCAAGCCACGGGCGCCCCGGTGTCGAGCCTGCTGCCGGACCTGGAGCGGCTCGGCGTCCCGGTGGTCGCCATCGCCGCTGCGGACATCCCGCGGGCGTGCGGCCATGCCTACGACGCGGTGGCTTCGCGCTCCGTGCGGCATCCGGGCCAGTCCAACCTGGACCGGGCACTTGCGGTCGCGGAGACCCGCACCCTCTCGGACGGCTGGGCGCTGGACCGCAAGCGGTCCCGCATGGACATCGCCCCGCTGGTCGCGTGGGTGCACGCCCTGTGGGCGGCATCGACGTTCGACGGCCCACCCGAGACCGAGTTCTTCATCCTCACTTAGGGAGGTCGCCGTGCGCGCTCTGGCACTCCAGATCCTCGGCGGCGCCCTGGTCGTGACCGGCTTCGCCATCCTCGCGCCGTTCGCGGGCTTCGTCGCCGCCGGCGCTCTGCTCATCACCTTCGGCATCGCATTGGAGCGTGGCTAATGCTCGGTCGCCTCCTGGGACGCGGGGAGTCCCGCGCGGTGTCGTACCAGAGCGTTTGGGGCTCCGGCGGGGACTGGTCGACGGGTCAGTCGTGGGCCGGCAAGCACATCTCGCAGACCCAGTCGCTGCAGATCAGCACGGTGTACGCCTGCGTGCGGCTGTACGTCGACACGATCTCCACGCTGCCCATCGGCGCGTTCCGTCGCGCGGACGGCGTGCGTCGCCCGACGGCGCGGCCGATGTGGATGGATGAGCCGTACCCCGGCGTGCCGTGGTCGACTCACGTGCAGCAGGGGCTCGTCTCGCTGCTGCTGAATGGCAACTGGTACACCCGCGTCTACCGCAACGCTATCGGCGAGCCGGTTGCGCTGCTGGTGCTGAACCCGCTGCTGGTCGAGCCGCAGCAGACCAGCGACGGCCGTGTCGTCTACGTCTGGAACGGCGGCGAGACCGTCATTGACCAGAACGACATGCTGCACCTGACCGAGCTGCTTATGCCCGGTGAGGTCAAGGGCGTGTCTCGCATCGACTCCGTCAAGCAGGAGCTCGGCCTGGCGCAGGCGCTGACGGAGTTCGCGGCCCGGTTCTTCTCCAATGGCGCGGCCATCGGCGGCGTGCTGGAGACCCCGGCAGTGATGACCAAGGAGCAGGCGCAGCAGGCCAAGGACGCCTTCGAGTCCACGCATCGCGGCGCCGGTAAGGCCCACGGCGTCGCCGTCGTGGGTGGCGGTGGCCGGTTCGTCAAGACCTCGACGGACCCGGACGAGGCGCAGATGCTGGAGTCTCGGGCGCAGTCCATCGAGAACATCGCGCGAGTGTTCCGGGTGCCGCCGCCGAAAATCGGCATCACGACGCCGGGCTCGATGTCTTACGCCTCCGTCGAGCAGCTCAACATGGCGTGGACGATCGACAGCGTCCGCCCCTACGTGGAGAAGATCGAAACCGCGTACTCGCGGCTGATGCCGCGCGGCGAGTTTTCCAAGATCAACATCGACGCCCTGCTGCGTGGCGACACCGCGAGCCGTTACACCGCGTACTCCCAGGCGCTCGACGCCGGCTGGGCGGCAACGAACGACGTGCGCCGCCTGGAGGACATGCCCCCGGTCGAGGGCGGTGACGTGCTGCGCGTGCCGCTGGAGAACATCGCACTCCCGGCCGCCAACGTCGTCGAGACCGAGAAGAACGTGGCGATGGCCGTGCAGCTCATCAGCGCCGGCGCTGACCCGGCGCAGACGCTCGCTGCGTTCGGCCTGCCGCCTATCGACTTCCCTGCACCTCCCGCTCCCGAGCCGATGACCGACGCCCCGGACAGCCCGGACGACGTGAACGAAAGCCCCGACGGGGAGGACGACGATGACCGTTGAGTACCGCGCATGGATGCCGGACGACTCCGAGATCCGGGCCGAGGGCGACGGCATGTCGTTCACCGGCTACGCGATCCGTTACAACGCCAAGTCGGAGCCGCTGCCGTTCCGCGAGACCATCGCACCCGGCGCCGTGACCCGGTCGTTGCGGTCGAGGAACGAGATCAAGGCGTTCATCAATCACGACACGAACCTGGTCATCGGCTCGACCCGCTCGGGGACGCTGCGCCTGGTCGAGGACGAGCGTGGCGTGCGCACCGACATCGACCTGCCGGACACCACCTACGGCCGCGACCTGAGCGTCAGCGTCCAGCGCGGCGACGCCTCCGGCATGTCGTTCGGCTTTTCCGTCGTCAAGGACAAGTGGTCCGATGACTGCTCCGAGCGCACCATCACCGAGCTGCGCCTGCACGAAGTGTCCGTCGTAACCGGGTTCCCCGCGTACCGGCAGACCACGGCCGCCGTGCGCGCGCTGCCGTTGCTCGCCAAGCGCACGGGCGTCGACATCGACGCCCTGGCTGAGGCGTTCGATGCGCTGAGCGCCGGCACCCTCGACAACGACCAGGCCGCGCTGCTCACCGAGGCCGTCGACCGTGCCCGGCCGGAGGCCCCCGAGCCCGAGCCGGTCGACCTGTCTGCACTGCACGCCCTGTCCGACCTGCTCAAGAAGCGCGACGACATCTAGTACCCCCATAGACCCCACCCGACCGCGGAGCCGCGTCGGGTGCTTCGACCTGCGGAGCCGCGGTCGGCAATCACCGGCGCACCACCCCATCCGAACAGACCCGAAAGGAGTCCGGCATGAGCCGCGACTACATGAAGGCTCTGCTGGAGGAGCGCAACAAGGCGAACGCCGCGGCCCGCGAGATCGTGGACCGCGCCATTGCCGAGAAGCGCACCCTCACCGCAGAGGACAACGAGGCCATCGCCCGCGCCGACGCGGACTTCGAGGCCAAGAACGCCATGCTCGACGAGCTCCGCAAGATCGAGGCCCGCGAGGCCGAGGTCCGCGCCGCCGTCGCCGACGCCCCCGAGTCCCGCGCCAGCGCGGCCCCCGCGGCCGACGACATCGAGTCCCGCATCCGGGCGCTCGCCAAGGGCGAGATCCGCTCGCTGGACATCGAGCGCCGCGACGTCACCAAGAGCGCCACGGGCGCCCCGGTCCCGACGTCGTTCTACGACCAGGTCATCCTGCTCATGCGGGAGACCGGGCCGATGCTGGAGACCTCGTTCATCCTGAACACCGGCTCCGGCGAGAACCTGCAGATCCCGCGGACCAATGCCTACTCCACGGGCTCGGTCACCTCTGAGGCGGCGGCGTTCGGCGAGTCCGACCCGTCGTTCCAGTCGTTCCTGACCCTGGGTGCCTTCAAGCACAGCACCTTCTTCCAG